TCGGTTGCGGTATAGGTGGTCCCGGTCGGCACTGCGCCGACATTGGCCGCCGTCAGCACGACGGTGCCGGTCTGCCCGTTGACGCTGGCGACCGCCGAGGCCGCGACCGCCCAGCTTGGCGTGCTGCCGTCCGTCGTCAGGAACTTCCCGGCATTGCCGGACTGCCCCGGCAACGATCCGACCGTCAGGCTGAAAGCCGTGTCATCGACATACTGCCGCGTCGCCGCGTCGGTGCCGTCGATCGGCGTGCCGAGGCCGGTCAACCGCTGCGAATTGAACGAGACGGACGATGTCGGCAGCGGCAGACCATCCAGCCTCGGCGTTCCGCGCCGCACGTCCACCGCATCGCAGTAGACCCATTGCGGCCCGGTGCGCAGCGCGTAGCCGGTTCCGGCCGCAGTCTTGGCCGTCAGGCTGTAGGATCCCATCGTGGTCTGGTTGTCGATCAGGTACAACTTCTCGACCCCCGGCACGGTCAGCGTGCTGTTGGCGGAGAGCGTGCCGGTCAGCACCAGCACCGCCTTGCGCGCCTGATCGGTCGCATAGTTGCTGCTGGTCAGCGTGGTTGACGTGCCGCTGATGGTGATCGCCTGGACGCCCGCAATGGCTTCGTCCAGCCGCTCCAGCGCGTCATTCAACTTCGCGTCGCCCCAGGTGTTGAGATTTTCACCTAGCGCTTGTTTTTCGACGCGCAACCGGGTGCTTGGTGTTGATGGCATCGCCAGATCCTCAGCTAATCACGTTGCGGTCGGTGCATCTTCTCCAATTCGTCCCATCGGAAAAGGCCGGGACCGCGCCGCCAATATCGTTGGTCACGTAGATCCACGCCCCCGTCCAGCGCGCGGGGTTCGGTAAGTTCGTCTTCGCAAAGCTCGCCAAGGCCACCGGAAATCCCCGCGTGGATGCCCGGATTTCGCGCGTCACGTCGTCGGCCATCTGCTGCGCCCAGCCCGGCGCGGAGAGCGGAACCGTCACCATGCCGAAGCCCGGATCACCAGCGGCCCCGGATATTCGGCCGCATCATCGGAAGCCTGGAGCGCGTCGATCGCCTGCTGATAGAGGGTGCCCCAGGTCTGCATGCGGGCATCGTCCAGCAGGTACGGCGCCGCCTGCACCAGCGCGCCGTACAGGTAGACGCCGGGCGACGCGGTCAGCACGTGGTTGGTCGGGTTGGCGTCGCTCAGCGCCGGGACGCGGGCGTAATAGCGGATCGTCACCGTCCCGCTGCTTTGGGTGGGCGAGACCACGAGGCTGTTGCCATCCACGGTCCACAAGTCCGCCGGATCGCCGACATAGGCGAGGGAATGTGTGACAGCTTCGCCCGGTGTGCCGAAGCGCAAATCGTCATAGCCGCTCAAAGACACCGACTTGACCGCCAGACAGTCGTCCGGCAGCGCTCCGCCGGCAGCGTCGACCGTGTCCGTCGTCAGCATGGCGCGGAGCCGCAACTTGGCGTTCAGATCCGCCTCGGCAAGCGTGATGAAATCCGGGATCGCGGCCGTCAGGTCGTCGCGCATCAGCCAGGACGCTATCGATGCCTGTAGCTCGGCATACGTGCTCAGGCCCATTTACGTTCCTTCGCCGAATGTGATGTTGAGCGAGCCGGTGTCTTTCTTGGTGCCGCCGAGCAGCGCCGCGATGTGCGTAGCACTTCCTGGCATGCGGCAGGTCCAGACGGTATTGGGAAGCATCAGCGGCGAGCTGGTTTGAGATGCGATGACAGTCTCGTCTCCCCACTCGATCCAGACATTGAAGCCGCTGTCATTGACCAACCGGACATTGCCGCCCCGGTGCATGACCGGGATGCGCGCGGTCACCGGCGACGTGGTCAGGACGATGGTTTGGCCGGGCAGGAAGATCGCCATTACAGCCGGCCCGGTGCCGTGCGCAGGTAAAGGTATTCACTGCTGTTCAGCAGCCGGCGCACAGCCTCTTTGTGGTCCGGATTGAATACGTCCACGCCGAGTTCGTTGCGCCATTTCTCAATGATCGCCATCGGGATCGATGCCGCCCGGCGCAGCTCGCGGGACGGGGAATACCCGTCACCGCTTGCCGCCAAGCGCTTGTTGAGTTCGAGGATCGGTTCAACGTCCGCCTCGCGGTGAACGGTGAGGTCCCCTGTCATCGGGTCCTCAACAAAGCGCGTCCGGATCATTCTACGTCGGAGCCTTCAAGCTTGGCGTTGCGGCTGGACGCCTTCGCCGGCTTCGGCTCGGGGTCCGGAGCAGGTTCGGAAGAGCCGCTTTCGATCTGGCCGGCTTTGGTCTGCACCAAAAGCTCCGCCTCCTCCTTCGACATCACGTAGGTCTGGTCTTTCTTGAGAATGCCGCCGGAATACCAAGGCTCATTATCGGCCGTGACGCGGAACCGTACCTCCCCTTCCTTCGGCACCCGGCCGGCGTCCTGCGGCGGCTCGCTCGGCGACTGCGGCTTGCGAACCGCTGTCGGGCCGAGAAGGGCTGCATTGGCAACGGCCGGGTCGACGGTGTCCAGCAGGACCTGCCCGCCCTCGCCGTCCGGCTTGGTCCCCGAGACGGTGACGTTCGGGTTGAGGCTGGTCGCCTCGTCGGTGGTCATCACGTCCAGGTCGCCGGTCGTGCCGGGCAGCGGCGTGTTGATCTTGTCCGGCTCAAGCGCCGGGTTCAGCGTGCCGCTCTGCTCAACCGCCGCTTCGGCTTCCTCTACCGCCTTCGCGGTTTCTTCCTTCAGCTTCTTGACCATGGTCCGCTCCCAATGAAAAAGGGCCGCCGAATGGCAGCCCTTTGTCTCGTTCAGTTTTGCTCTGCGGTTACGTGACGTGCTTCCACGTCCTGCGCTTGCGGATATCGGCTATCGATTGCTTCGACAGGCCGATCCGCCGCGCAATGTCGGCATTCCGCTCCGGACTGGCGCGGATTTCACGAACCATCTCTTCCGTGATCGTCGCCTTGGGATGGTTTTCTCCCCGCCCGTTCGGCCGGACATGGGAACAACGCTTCCGCTGATTGAAGGTCTGCTCGCTCGGCGTCGCCCATCGGCAATTGTCCGGTTGATAGCCTCGCATATTGTCTATGCGGTCGATGCTGTGCTGATCCGTCGGCGGATCGCCCATATCAGCATAGAAATTAGCGAAGGCCCGCCAGGCATCGCAGACCGTAATGCCGCGCCCGCCATACCGCTCATAGTGCGGCTGGTTCGGATTGGTGCAGCGTTGGATCATCCCATCCCAAGTTCGATAGACACGCGAATGGCGTTTGCCGTGAGTGGTCGGCATAGCATCTCCCATCATGCCCCAAGATGAAGACAGCGGCAGGCAAGTTGGGAAGCTTGCTTTTCGAGCCGTCGCTCTAGCCGCCGAAGTCATCGTAGCGCACATGTGAAATGCTCAGCCTAAACCTTTAGGATAGGTCTGCGACTATACCATGAGCCCTTTCGTTTAACACTTTTAGGGTCCATTCCGCCATTACCATCCGCTTTTCAGAGTGGCCCGTTTTCGCCAAAGGTTCCTGATGGATCTTCTGGAGATAGGCGATTTCCACTTTATCGGGGGTGACAACCAAGGCGTCCCGTGCTCTCATCAACCTAGACGGGACAATCTGGACTTCCCCAAAATCGCCGACGTATATATCGACTGCTGCAACTATCTTTCTACTATCCATTTCACGGAAAGTAGTCGCGTTCCCAGTGAACGCAGAGATGAGTTGCTTATTGGCGCTACCCACAAACACTAGACTAGGGTCGCCGCCGTTGGTCCAAGCTAGGGCCAAAACCGTCTTGAGCAGGGTCTCGGTCAGCGCGCGCTGGGTTCCATCAACCGCAGCGGTCGTCGGATAGCCGCTGGTCGTGCCGGACAGAACCGGGTTCACGCCGCTGGTGCCCCGGCTGACGTTGGTCTGGAGGAACGACGCGAAGCTGGCCGAGGTGCGGGCGGTCGAAGCACTACCCGCCGACGCAACTTTATTGCTCAGGATAGTTTTCTCAAGGTCGCGCTTTAGCTCCTGCGTTTTCAGAGCCAACTGCTTCGACATCCGGTTGAGGTCGCCGCTTTCGTCAACCTGCTCGCGGGTGCTGGAGACCTGAGCGACCTTGTCACTGATCTGCGTATAGTTCGAAAGGCGGACGCCTTCCGTCATAGCATCGGCCGTTACGTCGTTGCCTTCGATCTCGGCGTTGGTGTCCGACGCGCTGGCGAGGTCCACCGTCACCCATTCCGGGTGCGTTGAGACTGTAGTCCCCTTCCGGATCGCGGTTAGGAATGGCGTCTCAGTTGGCGCTATTAATTCTGCAATTTTAGATAGATCTTCCGCAATGACGCTCGACTGATACGTCTGTGCGGTATTGGCGGGTACAGCCATGGGGTCAGCCCAATTCGATGAGGCGGGCGATAGCGTCCATATCCTTGCCACCGCTGCGCTTAACGTTGGAGATGACAGCTTTCTTCTGGTCCGGCGCAGGCCCTGCCGCGCCCGGTTTTACCATCCGTGGTGCTGTCGCGAGTTTCTGTTGGACCTGCGGCCGGCTCGCCATCAATTGGCGATACAGCATGCTTTCCCGCGCCATCACGATCGCCCTGGGGTCGGCGGCCTGCGCTATTTCCGCG